GAATCACGGCCAAGACCTCCCCCCTGGCCACGTCGGGCTGCCTGCCGTGAGCTGAAGGCCCGCCCGGGTTCGATCCCCGGCCGTCGCATTCGCTGGCCAGCGAGACTGGACATGAACAGACCAACAGACAACCGGAGAACAACATGAACCCCAACGACCGCAACACAGACCCGCCCACGTCGGCGCTGGCCGGGCGGGAGGCCGAAGCCAACGGCTCGGCCCGTCAACACCGAGCGATGTGCTTCCAGACCGTGATGCAGACGCCCGGGCTGACGGCCCGCGAGATCGAGGATCGCCTGGGCATCAAAGCTCACAAGCGTCTGCCGGAACTGCGCCGCGCCGGCATGGTCCGCAACGGCAAGAGTCGCACCTGCACCGTCAGCGGCAAGCAGGCCCTGACCTGGCACCCCAACGTTGGCAACCACTGCGCAGGAGAACTGGCATGACACTGATGAACTCACTGATCAAGAGCACCACGCCCGCGCCGCCCAAGATGATCGTCTACGGTCAGCCGGGCGTCGGGAAGACCACCTTCGCGGCCTCGGCCAATGCCGTCCTGCTGGACTGCGAGAACGGTGCCGGTGCCGTGGCGAACCTGACCCGCACGCCGTACCTGCAGTCCTGGCCGCAGATGCGCAAGTGGCTGGTCGAACTGGCAGACGTGGACAAGGCCGACGCGCCCCAGGCCCTGGCCATCGACACCATCGACTGGATGGTTCAGCGGATCGTCGAGCACGTCGTGCACGACCTCGATCCCAAGGCCGGCGACGATCTGACCAGCACGCTGGGCACTGCACACGGCGGGTACTTCAAGGCCCGCGAGATCGTGCAGAACATCGTCTACCGCGATCTGCTGCCGATGCTCAACGCCGTGGCCGAGACGGGCGCGGCCATCATCCTCCTGGCCCACGCGGCCAACACCAAGATGACCACGCCCGAGGGCTTCGACCAGCGTCTGGCCTCGCCCGACCTGCCGCACTGGATCGCGCCGCCCTTCATCGAGTGGGCCGACTGCGTGCTGTACGCCCACCGGCGCGACGACCAGCGTCTGCTGATGACCGAAGGCACGAACGTGATCCTGGCGAAGAACCGCTACGGCCTGCCGGCCAAGCTTCCCCTCTCGTGGCCCGCGCTGATGCAGGCCATGAGCAGCAACGTCAACACCGACGACAAGCCCAACCTACGGCTTGTCAGCGACCCACACCACAACAGCAAGGAGAGCTGATCCATGGGACATCGATACAACCGCATCAACGGGTCGAGCACGATGCCCCTGGGTCAGATGTGGCCGGATGATTCGTGCGTGACTGAGGCAGGAGATGAGTACGCAGCCATCCACGTCGGCATCGACGAGAACGACAACAGCGTCGTGCTGGATTTCGGTTCCGACATGGGCGTCTCGACGGCCTCGGCGAGGCTGCGGCGACGATCGCTCGGCTGTCTCATTCATCTGCTCCAGGCAGCCAAGGACGCTCTAGCCCCTGGCGAGTCCGACGAGCGTGTGCCCGACGAAACCGACCTCTATCCCAACAGCCAACTTCCAGAGGAGAACTGATCCATGGCAAATCTGAACGGATTCAACGCGAACGAAGTCGAACCGACCACCACATTCGAGGCGCTGCCGGCCGGCAAATACCTCGTGGCGATCACCGCCAGCGAGATGAAGGCCACGAAGAAAGGCGACGGCAGCTACCTGCAGCTGGAGTTCACCGTCCTCGAAGGCGACTGCAAGGGCCGCAAGGCCTGGGACCGGTTGTGCATCAACCACCCCAACGACCTGACGCAGAAGATCGCCCGGGGCAACCTCTCGGCCATCTGCCGCGCCGTCGGTGTCATGCAGCCCAAGGACAGCGTCGAGCTGCACAACATCCCGCTGGTGATCTCGGTCAAGTGCAAGAAGCGCGAGGACACCGGCGAGATCACCAACGAGGTCAAGGGCTACGAGGCCAAGGCGGCAGCCGCCGGTCGTCCGCAGCAGGCCCCGGCCACCGACACCACGCCGCCGTGGAAGCGATGAGGGCCGCCGCGATGGAACTGACACTGCCCTGGCCCCCGAGCGTGAATCACTACTACCGCCACGTCGGGCCACGCACGTTGATCAGTCGCGAGGGCCGGGAGTACCGCAGAGCGATCTGCGGGCTCCTGGCCCCGGGCGGCGGGAGCGGCATCCGCAAACCGCCTGCGTGCGGACGCATCGCCCTGGCGATGGACGCCTTCCCGCCCGATCGACGCCGGCGCGACCTCGACAACCTTCTGAAATGCACCCAGGACTCCCTCGCCCATGCGGGTGTGTTCGAGGACGACAGCCAGATCGACCTGCTGGCCGTGCGGCGATGCGAGGTGGTTCGCGGCGGGACGGTCGTGATTCGAATCGCCGAGATACCCCTGCGTCGCTGCCCACTGTGCGGCGGCAGGTACCCCGAGACAGAAAGTGAGCACCACCATGACAACTGATGAACCCACCAACCTTCGGCTTGACCAGATCCGCATCGATGGCGGCACCCAGCCACGGGTCGAGATCGACCAGGGCGTCGTTAGCGAGTACGCCGACCTCTATCGCCGAGGCAAGGACTTGAAGCCCGTCGTTGTCTTCTTCGATGGGGCAACGTACTGGCTGGCCGATGGCTTCCACCGCTACTGGGCCAACAAGGAGATCAACTGCAATCAGGTCTTCGCGGAGGTCCACCAAGGTAGCCAGCGCGATGCGATCCTGTACTCCGTCGGGGCCAATGCGGATCACGGCCTGCGCCGAAGCAAGGACGACAAGCGCAAGGCAGTCAAGACACTGCTGGCCGACCCGAAGGTCAGTCAGGATGACGAAGGTAGGCCGTGGTCTGACCGTGAAATTGCCAGGCGATGCAACGTCAGTCACACCTTTGTGGCCAATCTTCGCGATGAACTTGCCCCGAGTGATACTGGCAACGTTGCCAGTATGGGCGGCGAATCCGACGCGCATCGTCTGTACATCCATCCGAAGACGGGCAAGCCGACGACCATGAACACGGCCAACATCGGCCGTAATCAGAAACCGCCCCGTCGTTTCGAGCCCAAGCCGGGCCTGTCCCCCAACGCGATGACACCCATCCGGGGCCACTCGACCCACCAGCCGAAGACCGCACTCGAACTGCCGCACGACCCGCATTGGGCGGCTCGTGCCATCCTCAGCGCCATGGGCCACGACTTTGCCCGCGCGCTTGTCAACGAACTGACCGCTTACCTGGAAGGAGCCTCCGAATGATCGCCACCGCCAACACCGCCACCCGCACGGAACCCTACTGCCACCTCATGACCATTACGCCGACGATGGCGCTGAACTGGTTGGAGAACGCCAATACGAACAACCGCAAGGTCGGGGATGCCTACGTCAAGAAACTGGCCCGCGACATGAAGGCGGGACGCTGGCGTTTGACCCACCAGGGCATCGCCTTCGACCCGCATGGGGTGCTGCTCGATGGACAGCACCGATTGTGGGCCATTGTCACGGCTGACATGCCCATCACGATGCACGTGTTCTTCAATATCCCGCCTGAGGCGCTACCGGTCACCGATGACGTCAAGCCCCGCACGCTGGCGGACCAGTTGAGGCTTGGCCAACAGCATGGCCATGTCACCAAGAACCACACCTCGACGCTGCGGGCCATGCTGGGCGGCATGTCCGGACCTCTATCGATGACATCACTTGAGGCCTCCGAATCGCTGAGCCGTCACGGCGAAGCGGTGAACTTCGCGATCAGTGTCGTTCCAGCGGGCAAATACATCTGCAACGCCACCACGCGAGGCGTCATCGCTCGGGCTCATTACTCGGCCGATCCGCATCGGCTGGCCGAATTCGCGGAGATGCTTGGGACGGGCGTCGTCCCCCACTCCAATGCCGTCGCTGTCGTCCTGTTGCGGCAGTATCTCTACAACAACGGCGGCAATGCCACTCGAACCTTGCGGGAGCGCTATGCCAGAACGGAACGCGCCCTGGCCGCCTTCCTGAAGAACGAGCCGATCACCCGGCTGATGCCGACGAAGCAGGAGCTGTTCCCGCTTCCCGAGGAGGTCAAGGCTTGAACCAGTCGCTTCTGCCACCTCCAGAAGCGCCTGCGATCACGCTGCGTCCGTACCAGGCCGAAGCGGTCGAGGCCGTCTACGACCACCTGCGCCGTCGGGATGACAACCCTTGCGTCGTCATCCCGACGGCCGGCGGCAAGACGCCGGTGATGGCGTCGATCTGCCGCGACGCCGTCAGCCAATGGGATGGGCGGGTGCTGATCCTGGCGCACGTGAAGGAACTGCTCGAACAAGCCGTCGACAAGCTCCACGCGATGGCACCGGACCTGTGGAACCAGATCGGCGTCTACTCGGCCGGCCTGGGCAGCCGTGACACCGACCATCCGATCATCGTGGCGGGCATTCAAAGCGTGTACCGGCGGGCAAAGGCGCTCGACAGTTTCGACATCATCCTTCTGGATGAATGTCATATGCTCCCGCCCGACGGCGAGGGGATGTATCGCACGTTCCTGGCCGACGCGCAGGAGGTGAACCCCAACGTCCGCCTGATCGGCCTGACCGCCACGCCGTACCGCATGACGTCAGGCATGATCTGTGGGCCGGAGAATCTTCTGAATCTCGTTTGCTATGAGGTCGGCGTCCGCGAGTTGATCGTGCAGGGCTACCTGTGCCCGCTGAGGACCAAGGCGGGCCGGCGGAAGGTGGACACATCGGGCCTGCACGTCCGGGGCGGCGAGTTCATCGCTGGTGAGGTCGAGGCCTTGATGGACGACGATTCGCTGGTGCGCTCGGCGTGCCGCGAGATCGTCGATCACACCCGCGAGCGGCATTCGGTGCTGATCTTTGCCAGCGGTGTGGGCCACGGGCTTCACGTGCAGCGCGTGCTCGGCGAAATGGGCCACGAATGCGGTTTTGTCTGCGGCGAGACGTTGCCGTTCGAGCGAGCTGAAACACTGCGACGCTTCAAGGTCGGCGACCTGAAGTACCTGGTCAACGTCAACGTGCTAACCACCGGCTTCGATGCGCCCAACATCGACTGCGTGGCGCTGCTGCGGCCGACGATGTCGCCGGGCCTCTACTACCAAATGGTCGGTCGTGGCTTCCGCCTCGATCCGTCGAAGACCGACTGCCTGGTGTTGGACTTCGGCGGCAACATCCTGCGGCACGGTCCGGTCGATGCACTGCAGGTCGATGACCGCGCCGGCGGCAACGGCGAAGCGCCCGCCAAGGAATGTCCGCAGTGCCAGGCGGTGATCCACGCCGCCTACGCCACCTGCCCGGAGTGCGGGCACGAGTTCCCACCGCCGGAACGTGAGCGGCATGACCAGCAGGCGTCCACAGCGGGCATCCTGTCCGGCGAAGTGACCGAGACGGAATACACCGTCACCGAGGTCTACTACAGCGTTCACCACAAGCGCGATGCGCCAGAAGACCACCCCCGCACGCTGCGGATCGACTACCGCTGCGGCTTCAACGACTACCACAGCGAGTGGGTGTGTCCCGAGCACACCGGCTACGCAAGGAACAAGTTCGAGGCGTGGTGGCGGGCCAGGTCGAACGAGCCATTCCCCGACTCGGCGGAGGAGGCGGTCGAGCTGGCCGAGGCCGGGGCGCTCGCGCCGACACACGCTATCACCGTGCGTTCGGTGGCCGGCGAGAAGTTCGACCGGATCAGCGGCTACCAGCTCGGACCCGTCCCGCCGCGCCTGGATGGCGGCGATGAACACATCGACGACGACGTGCCCGAGCCGGCCTGGCCGGAAGACGACATCCCATTCTGAAGGAGGAACCCATGCCCTGCGCATGTCTCGACAATCCCAGCACGGTCGACCGTGTGGCCCATCTGCTCGACGCCGTGAAACGCATCGGCATCGATGACCTGGAGCGGATCGTCCAGCAGGCCCACGAGTGCGACATCCATCAGATCACCGAGCCAGCCGAACCGTTCCCGGTCACCCGGCAGGCCCTGCGGATGTTCTGGCATTTCCGCTGCAACCTCGAATCGGTGGAGGTAACGCCGGCGCATGGCTGATCGACCGTCCATCCTGGACGTCGCACAGGCGTACCTGTCGGTGGGTCTCTGCGTGCTCTCGGCCATCCGAGCGGAGAAGCGCCCGGCTGTGGGCCGGTGGAAGCAGTATCAAAAGAGACTGCCCACCCCGGCCGAGTTGTCCGCCTGGATGGCGAACAGTCC